CGTCTCATTAAGCTATGAGGAGACGGAGGAGCCGGTGATGGAACTGCGGAAGGACGAACCTATCGAGCTTGACGCCTCTGACGGATACGGCATTATGCTCCCCGCTCTTGCTGAGCGGTGGAGCAAAGAGCTCGGACTTGACTACGTGATGAGCGGCGCCAATACGCGAGCCAGCTTCGAGAAGGGCATGGTGTTTACCTTTGACTTTCTGGACTTCGCTGAACAGGTGAGTCACCAGTATTATTTCCAGGACGTCTGGGGCAATACGGTTGACATACGTCAAGTAGAGCTCATCCTTACAGAGAGTATGCTCAAGCTCTGGGATTCTTACGAGAGCATGGATGATTACCTGTCATGCTGTGAAGAGAACGGATATACCTTCTGCATTACAAAGGTGACTCCGAAGGATTTGGAGAACGAGCGGAACCTGAACTATCAGTTCATACAATCCTTCCAACTGAGCGACGATGATATTGACGAGCTCATCTCCCCTACTATGAGCGAGCTTGAAGATGTACTCGGCGGTAATTGGGAAAGGGCGGTACTATTCATGTGTGGTCTCGGTCTTACGCCGGAGAATGCTATGCGGGCAGAGGACGGCATAGCAAAGGCAATCATGGCAGACCGGCGGATGATGGATGACCCATACGTGCGCAGCCATATCTATCAGCTTATTCAAAAGCGGATTGATGAGGCGAAGGTGGGAGTATTAAAAGTACACGGTAATTACTCCATCATTCTTGGTGACCCATACGCTCTGTGTCAGAGCATTTTCGGACTGCCGGTAACAGGGTTGCTTAAAGCAGGAGAAATCTATAGCGAGTACTGGAGGGGCTCAGACGAGCTCGTGTGTTTCCGCGCTCCTATGACGACACACGAGAATATTCGAAGGGTACATCCATGTAACAGCACACTCGCTCAATATTGGTACCGCTATATTCATACGGGTACAATATTCAATGCGTGGGATACCGCAATGGCAGCGTTGAATGGATGAAGAGAACGTCCCATTATACAGCGATGTATAATGCAAACTGGGTGAATTGCTGGAAGGCTTCGTACTTACGTACATGTTAATCAGCAGCCAAGCACATCGGAAACGGTGTGAAGGTTCAACGACTAATTGAGTAGCCTAAACCGAAAGGCATGGCGAAAGGACACGAGTGCCCAGCACCCCATGCGGGTGATGATATAGTCTGATCTTACAGGAAACTGTAAGGTGTCGGATAAAGAGCCGACACAATAACATAATGGTGATTTTGATGGAGATCTTGTAATGCTTACAGACAACCCGGTACTGATTCGTAAGCACGTGCCCCTCCCAGCTCTTATGTGCGAGCAGAAGAAAGGCGTGAAGAAGGTTCCAACAGAAGAAGATATGATACAGGCAAACATCAACAGCTTTGGTAATGATATTGGAAAGATTACGAACAGGATCACATCTATGTTCGAGGTAGCGTCTGGGTATGATGACGGCTCTCCGGAGAAGGAGACGCTCGAATACAGAATCCGATGTGGGCAATTATTGCAACAGTGTTCTATTGATCGCGCAAAGGGGGTTGTTTCAAAACCTATGCCGAGATATTGGTATGACCGTCATAACGCGAATCAAATAGGAGACGACGAGCTTCGTGAGTTTAATCGCAGAATCGCGGCAGACCGTAAGCCATACTTCATGTGTTATATCTATCCGGATATGATGCGGCAGTATAAACGATACATGCGTAATACAAATAAGAACGCACTACGGGAGTTTGGAGAGCCTGTTAGCGAGCTTTTGTCTAAGCCATATCAGGACCTTACCGAAAGGCAAATCGAGTTTCTTGGGTATTTTAAGTCCAGGCTTCCCGTTGGTTTTAATGATTGTACGATGAACATCATATGTAGGAAGTTTGAGAATCGGTTTGACGGGTATCGTGGAAAGTTTTCTGCGTCTCATCATTTCGATTATACAATAATGAAGTCCGGCGGAACTTATACATCTCAGCAGCGTGTCGCCGTGAAACATCTGTACGATGAGTACTTAAACAAGCAGAAACGGTATGCAGTCTTTTCCAAGTATGAGCGTGTTGATACAGATGAAGTAACAACCGCTGTCAATGGATTAAAAGAGGACTTCAGGAGAAGGTGTATGGAGATTTGTCAAGACGATGCAATACTTTGCGATATCCTTCTTGACCTGTGTTATAAGAAGAGTTCAACAAAGAGTTTTGTGTGGGAAATGTTTCCAGACGCCATTGTCTATAATCTGCTTTCCAATAACGGGAATATGATGTGCGTGCCAACCTTATCAGAAAATGGACACAGGGTATACTGCGGAGAAAAATATATAACGGTTGATACCGTGATTGGGGTGAAAGATTGAGTATCGTATTAGATGAATATAAGTGGGCCGAGAAAGTTCTGCAGGAGCACCAGCTTGGGCGGAAGCCTTATGAGACACTGACCCGTGTGGCGAAATATTATACATATAGAAAATTAAAGAAGAAAGAGTTGAGGAAGGCACTTGAAGCCTTCCTTCTCTCTTGTGACCCAACGGCATCCTTGGTGCTTTGGTCTGATATGCTTGACCACGCGATGAAGGCTGCCTCTAAGTACCCGATCATTATGCTGGACGGTATTGATATTACAGAAAAAGAAATGGCGGTGGTTGATGGTATAGACGGGCGTCAGTTAAAACGTCTCGCGTTCACGCTTTTGTGCGTTGCGAAGTATTCACATGCTATATATGAAAAGAACGAGTACTGGGTCAATACGCCGGACAACGAAGTGATGGCAATGGCAAATATCAATACATCAATTAAAAGACAGAGCCAGATGTTCTCACAACTCCGGGATCTTGGATTGATTAAGTTTTCTTAACGCGTTGATAATCTCAGCGTTCAGGTATTGTTTGTTGACGAAGACGGCGGATCGGTGTTGCATATATCGGACTTCAGGAATCTCGGGTATCAGTATCTGAAGTATCACGGTGAACCGTTCTTCGTATGTACAGAATGTGGAATTACGGAAAAAGTTAAAGATCCAGCATACCTGAGTAGAAAAAAATATTGTGATGATTGTGCTGCGAAAATACATATCAAACAGAAAGTGGATTCGGTTATGCGGATTCGTGAAAGAAAGCAAAATTCAAATTGTTGACATTTTGGACGCCCCTCAACTCCTTGATTTTCAATGGGTTGAGGGGCACGTGATGGGGGGTAATATATGATAAAGAGAGTAACATTTGTTTACTCAAGAAGGGAATGATATTTACTTTTTATGATTGCAATTACGTTGCAGGAAAAGGAACAGATTGTTAAACAGTATCCCCATGTAAAGATGGTACGAACGATGGTGAAGGATTCAAAGCGTCATCATTACTATATGGTGGAAGAGCGCGGCCCGATGGGTCTGCTGAAAAAGCTGCGTGGAGAGGACGTACCACACAAGCGTAAAAGGCGGTGGTAAGTATAGACGCAGCACGTCGGCCCGAGGAGAGCGGGCTTGATTATCATAAGAGACTCGTATACGGGAAGCTCGTAGATAAAACGCTTGCCGATATGGACTACTCCGAAATTGCAGAGCTTGTATACGGGCAACAGTATGCCAGTGATGTTGCAAGGCGCATGCTATATGGAAGCAGGCGCACGCTTGAGCTTATGGATGAGGAGAAGATTGACGGTGTTTCCGACGCCGATATTCTCGCTGAGATTGACGCCAAGCGTATTGAATTGCAGAAGGAACGTCAGAAGTTTTACGATTACAGAGCGGCAGTCAACAAGCAAATTCGAGAGCTTGCAAGACAGGAAGAGCTGGCTGAAATTTTGCAGGATTCGATTGCGTCCGGCAATCTTCCACAGTTGAATTACGAGCCCTCGCCTATCGTCCAGTCCGACAATAGCTTACTTGTATCATTGAACGATATGCACTATGGCGCGAATGTCGCAAACTACTGGAATACATATAACTCCGATATTTGCAGACAAATGATGTCTGGGTATCTTAATAAAATTTTGTCCGTAGCGGAAATGCATGGCAGCAGTGAATGTGTTGTCTACAACTGCGGCGATGTAATTAACGGGAACATCCACTATTCGGTTGCTGTATCCAATAAGGAAAATGTTATTGAGCAGATTAAGGGAGCTGCAGAGCTGATCTCTGAGTTCCTCGCAGAACTGAGCAAGCATTTCAATCTCGTTAGATATGCCAGCGTTGGTGGCAATCATAGTAGGTTGAATCCGAATAAGAATATGGCACTTAAAGATGAGCGGCTTGATGACTTGATTGAGTGGTATCTCGCAGCGAGATTGCAGGATTTTGAGAACATCATAATTGAAGACGGACATTGTGATTCCAAGAAGATCGACAGCACAATGGAACTGCTGACGGTACGCGGACAGAATTACTTACTTGTTCATGGAGATATTGACACGTCTGACAGTAAGATTCAGTCTCTGCAGTCTATGGCACAGGACAAGCTGTATGCTGTCTTGTGTGGTCATCTGCACCACAATAAGTTGGATACAGTTCAGGGTGTTAAGGTTATTATGGCCGGATCGTTCCTTGGTATGGATAACTTCTGTGTTACCAAAAGAATTTACGGAAGAGCCGAGCAGATGATTTGCGTGTGTGATGATAACGGCATTGTTTGCCATTACGATGTAGCATTATAACTCAAGCCTCCCCTACTCTGGGGAGGCTTTTCTAATGTCCGATATAAGGAGGTGTAACCTGTTTGCCAAGAAAGACGAAGATGAATTCTATTACCTCTCCGGAGTTATTGGAGCAGGTCAATCCGGATAATAAAACTCTCTTAACAGATTTCTTAAATTATATGAAGTCTATCAAGAGAAGCACCGGCACCTGCAACGGATATAAAAATGATCTCGAGATTTTCTTTGTCTGGGTTCTGCAGAACGCCGGAAATAAGAATTTCACTAAGGTAACGAAGAGAGACATTATAGCATTTCAAAATTGGCTGGTGTACGACAATGAGAATAGCCCCGCTCGTGTGAGACGCATTAAGGCGGCAATCAGTTCTCTGTCGAATTTTGTCGAAAATATATTGGCCGATGAAGATGATGAGTATGAGAACTTCCGTTCCATCGTGAGAAAGATTGAGAACCCACAGCTTCAGGCGGTGCGTGAGAAGACGGTGTGGGAAGACTCCGAGCTCGAAGGCTTGCTGGATAAACTCGTTGATATGAAGAGATACGAACAAGCGTGCTTCGTTGCTGTTGGTATGTATGGCGGAAGACGTAAATCTGAGATTTGTAGATTCAGAGTGACAGATTTTGATGACGACAAGCTCATATGTGACGGGGCATTATATAAGAGCGAACCGATTTTGACTAAAGGAAATAAATACCTCGAGTGTTACACGCTTGCCAAAAAGGTTAAGCCGTATTTGGATTTGTGGATGAACGACCGCAAAGAAAAAGGTATTGAAAGTGAGTGGCTTTTCCCGGACCCGAATGATCCTTCGAATATGTTGAATGGCAGCACGGT